CTTGATTCTGGCTCTATATCCAAAATCATATCATTGTAGCTTTTGTTTTCAATCTTACTCATATAACAAAGTTATTAATTTTTTTTAATCTGCTAACAAATCTCTTATTAAATTAGAAATTTGCATTAAAGCCACATTATTAATTAGATTCCAAACCAACCCCATATCTCCCATAGGTGGGTTATCCTGTAATCTTTTTGGCTTTCCATCTTCGCCTCTAACGGCTTCATATCCTAACGTACAACGGCAGTTGATAACATCGCCAGCACTTCCACTTGGGTCGCAAGGATGTAACATTTGCTCAAAACCTCCATTTTTAGTCTTAACATTAAATTTTTCATCGTAAGCTACTTTTATTCCGTCCATATGATAATGGTCAAACTGATCTCTAGGTACACGCCTTGTTCGGTTATCCCTCGCTGCTATCCATTCCTTCATAGTTACAAGTCCTGTCGCAGCCGTGCCTACCATTGAGCCTATGTTTGCTGCTCTACCTGTTTCCGTTCTTGCTATCATCTCCGCTCTGTAATCTGTTATCCCAGCCGTTCTTAATAGCTTGATTGTTTCTTGTAGCGTTAAACCTTCTTCAACAGACCTTATTAAGTATTGTTGAATTTGGTTTTTAGTTGTTTGAGTTATTTCTGCTGCTATATTATCTAAGCCTTTTAATTCTAAATAAGTTAACATCACATAAGTAAACAAATCCGTTTGCTTACTCTTAAACTCCTCTGGACCGAAATAACCTTTAACCGACTTTGATACGTTTTTCTCGGCAATTTGTGCCATCTTAACCCCCATTGCAATATGAAGGTTTTGGATGGTCTTTTTAATCTTCTTGTCGCTAATAGCGTTTAAATCTTGGGTATCGCAATAAGTATCTACCTGCCTTTGTAGTTCTTTCTTGAACTTTGGCGAATAGGTTTTTAATGCGTTTGCATACAACTTTTTGTAGTCGCTCCAAATCATTATTCAGGTATTGTTAATGGTTGGAACTCATCTGGACTTTGTAAACTTGATGGGATGTATAGTTTTTCCATTTCAGCTTGGTCAACGTAATCAGGAATCTCTAATCCCATAATATCCATCTTTTGCTTAGGTGCAATCCACCACGCTTTATCTAACCATTCAACTTGTTCTGCTTTGTTAGCTTCTAATTCTCCGTAAACAGTTGGGTCAAAGTCAACATAAATATCGCTATTTCTATAACCCCAATCAGAATGTAATTTTCTATTTAAGTTATCTCTAATACCTACTAACAAAGGAATAGCACATCTTACTGTTAATGCTTTCTCTCCTTCTCTTTGGTTATTATAAGTCTTGTTATCAGCATCATTTAATAATTGAGAAGGTACTCCGTAAATATTACAAAGTGCTTTCATATCCCACTTTTCACTCTCAATGATATCTAATTCAACAGGACTTAATCCGATTTGTTTCCAATCAACTTTGTAACCACTAACCGCAATAGAATTAAAGTTAGCTGATCCACCTTTCTCGCTTACTGCTCTCTTAAGTGCTTGTGCTTGTTGCGTTCCGCTAATTGGATCAAAGCGTTCATCATTCATAAATAGAACTCCAGCTGGACCACCATTCTGGAAAGATGCAACCGCCGCAGTCTTCGCTTCGTTCGAACGAGTCAAGTTTCTCGCAGCAGCCATCAAAGGAGATTGACCATATAGTTGATTCCCAGTTGTATTCCATTGTAAGTTTATGTATTTATCTTGTAATACTTCTTGCTTAGTAAAGTTCCAAAGTGGACCATAGTTTAATTGGTAACCGCTAATAGTTGGAGGGAAGTTTTGAATGTCCGCTAACACGTACATATATTGAGAAGGAAGCACGTACAACTCATACGGCTTTCCTGCATTAATAGATTCCCCTTCTATCATCTTTGCATAGATAAATGAATTACCTGTAACTAACTTAAAAGTACACCAAGCCTCTACGAAATCGCCAAATGTATCTTCTTCGTTTGGATATTTTAATAACTCGTTTAATCTTGCATCACCTGTATATAATTCAAACGCTTTCTTATGTAGCTTCTCAACGTCCTTCCAGTTCTCAATCTTATCTGGTTGGCTCATTAACGCTTTGTATTTCTTTGCTGAAGTTTCATCTACCACTCTGTAAACGTGGAATGGAGCAAGTTTTGCTTTGTCCGCAATTAATTTAACGATAGAATAAACTATATCATTTGCTGAATAACCATCATTAACGAAACTAATGTTATCGCCACCCTGCCAAGTTATTATCCCTTGTTGTATCGCAACTTGTCCGTTAAAAGGAATTTGAGGTAGTACAGTAGATAGTTTTTGTCTTTTACCAAAAAAGTCAAGTAATCCCATTATATATGAATTTTAACAAAGTTAGACAATTTATCCTAAAATACCGACACCTCAAATTTTAGCTTGGTTAAGTGTGTAAACACGGCATATCTACAAGCATCCATCAAGTCATCATTTGCCTTTACTGGTTCTTCTATTACATTATCGTTTTTATCCTTTTTCCATTTGTAAGACATAAACTCCCTTCTAAGGTTTTTGCTATTGTAGTGCAAGTTTATAGGATAAGACTTCATCTTTACTATTCCTGCCCATACATCCTTTTGTGCTGGTTTAATGTTAAACCCTTGTCTGTAAAGTTCCTCAATAGACTTAGGCTCGGCAGCATCCGCATAGATTGTTGCACGTTCTGGTAGCTTCTCCTTAATCAATCTTGATAGATCACTCAAAGTAAGTCCGCTTTGATATACTATTTCCTCAAAGTAATTCTGTCCTTCGTGATGCGTAACCTTTATAAGTGCAGCAGGATGGACGTAACCAAAGTCCAATCCGTAGAACACATCCCCATCAGGCGCTTCATCGTATTGTTTCCATTGAGTATAAATGATTTCTTTTGCTGACCCTCGTTCTCCTAAGCCATAAACTTTCCACATAAAGTCATCAGGCAAATCTTTGTATTGCTCAATGTTTCTTATTTGGCTATCGCTTAGGTTAGTGATGTTGTTTAAGTAGGTAGAATGTATGCGCTTGTTCTTTGGGTTATCAGCTACTTCGTAAACCCAAGAAATAAAGTCAGCAGGATTCCAGTCTAAGAATGATTGTCCTGTTGTTCTTATCAATAGCTGGTCAAATAAAGCCTTACTAATTAGGTTTGCCTCATTTACGAATAGTATATCCCTTGCTGGTCCTTTTGCTTTGTCAGGGTCTTCTAATCCAAATAACTCAATATATGATCCGTTCTTAAACGTATAAATGAAATCAGTATATCGGAAGTCCTTTTCATCCCAGATGTTCCATTGCTCAAGTATATTTTTAAAATCCCTGTAAACTCCTCGTTTGATATGTGGTAGGGAGTGCGATACCATTGAAATCCTTGTATTAGGATTGCTTATTGCTATGTGAATTAACAACTGAACAACCGAATAGCTTTTACTTGATCTTGACCCACCTTCATTGCATATTATAGGATATCCTTCCTCGTATGCCTTTTTGTTGGCATAAAAGACAGGAGTAGCCTTAATCTTTAATTGGTTGACAATCTGCATCTGGTTCTATTGTGATTTGCACATTACCCTTTATGTCAGCGGTGATGTCGGTTGTTTGTTTAGGTCTGCCTTCTAATCGGTCTAATAGTATCTCATAGGCTTTTAAATCGCCCTTCCTCGCCTTAGCTATGATCTGCATATCTAATTGCTCTGCTATTGTAAACTCCTCATCTTCTCCTGTTACTGGGTTGCGTACCTTAGTAACCAACTCCAATAAACGCAAAAGTCTTGTCTTGCTATTAGGCACACCTTTACCCCTTCCGTTTGGGTTTCTTACTTCCCCCTTTTGTGCTGGTATTAAATTATGTTCATTTGCCATATTTTCTTAATATTCTCTAATTATTACAAAGCTACTCCGTTCTTTTTGATAACCAATGAAGGGTCAAGTTTTTTCATTCTGTCTACAATCACTTGGCAGTATTTTGGGTCAAGTTCAATACCATAACATTTACGTTTAAGTTGGTGTGATGCAACCATTGTTGATCCAGAACCCAAGAACCCATCTGCAACTAATTGACCCACTCTTGATGAATTTTCTATCAATGGAGCTAATAGTTTAATCGGTTTCATTGTAGGATGCACATCGTTTTTAGTTGGCTTGTCGCAATGTATAATTGTTGTTTTTTGCTTATCAGATGTTATCTCTTTAACTAAATCAAGTAATTCTTTTTTTGATAGTTTTCTATAATCTACTTCATCTTCAATAACAGTAGTTTTAGTTCTATCTTCTGTAAAATAATGAGCCGCACCTTCTTTCCAACCATATAAACAAGGTTCATGTTTCCAATGATAATCTTGCCTTCCCATAACTAAAGCATTTTTAACCCATATCAGACATTGTTTTAATAGCAAACCAGAGTCTTTAAATGCTTGTCTAAAATTAGCACCTTCGCTATCAGCATGCCATACATACCAAGCACCTCCAGCTTTTGTGTAAGAACCGAGTGCAGTATAAAAATCGTATAAAAATTGATAAAAAGAATCATTGCTCATTTCATCGTTCATAATTTTTAATCCTGTTCCTCCTTCATAATTAACATTATAAGGTGGGTCTGTCATTACCATATCAGCTAATTCTTCATTAAATATTTTAGCCCATGTATCTGTTTGAGTTGAACTACCGCATAAGAGTTTATGTTCTCCTATTTCAAATAAATCTCCTTCTACTATATCAGTATTAATCTGATCTGGTATTTCAAAATCATCTTCTTCAGCTCCAATAAAAGTATCTTCAATATCTAAGTCTGGAAGATCAAGACCCCATTCATTTAATAATTCAATATCCCATTCATTTGCTAAGGCATCCCAATCCCATTCGCCATATCCTACGTTATCCTTAATTATAAACTCCCCTTTTTGTTTTATAGTTAAATCTTTAGCTTGTAATACAGGTACGTCTTTTAACCCAGCTTCAATACAAGCCTTTAGTCGCATATTGCCACCTAAAACAATATTGTTCTCATCTATAACAATAGGTCTAAGTTCAAGCATCTGTGGGAAGTCTTGGATTGACTTTACTAGTTTCTTAAACTTATCATCCTTAATAATTCTTGGGTTGCTTGGATTAGGTTTGATTTCGTTAATGTTCATTATCGGTTTTTTGTTGGTGTTCGTATTGATGGCATCTGTATAATTGGTTTCTTTTTGATTTGCTCAAAACCTACCATATTGCCACACTTATTGCATTTAAATTGAATCTCTTTTAGTTCATTCTCCCAAGCATAGCCTTCTACTATTGACTTGCACTTACACGTGTAAACTCTTTTGCTTAAAGTATTTTTCATCGCCCTTGTCTTTGATATGGTTTAACTGGCTTATCCTTTGGACCAGATGTCTTTTTATATTTTCCTGTTTTTCTTCGCCCAAAACTTACTTTGTTTCCGTTACTAACTTTCGCCATATTTATTTATTAAGTCTGCTAAATAATCAAATGCTTGTTCTTGTGTTTCGCCAAATACATAGTGGGTACATCCATCAATAACAAAAGAATAACAAGAATATCCTGCTATTTGTTCCTCTTTGCACGTTGCGAATATGTTACTTGTATCTATCAATTAGTTCTATTAATTCAGTTCTTTGCCATTTCTTTACTCTATTGTTAACCGCCTCAAACTCCAACTCTTTCACCGCCTTTTCACCTATCCTTTCTACAAGTCCGATTCGGTACATTGCTTGGTTTCCGTGTTTATACATATTGCATCCAGCACATTGTAAATGAATATTCCATTCGTTAAACCTTAAAGCACTAAACCCTTTAACCGCAAAATAATGCCCAGCTTGATTACCATTGTAGCTTCCGCAACTAATACAAGGCAATCCTTCATCTCGTTTCCTTATGTATGCATTAACTACCTTTTGGGTTTTTTCTAACAACTTTGGTAAAGGTATCAATGGCATTATGCAAAATTAGGGTTACTTTTTCAATCTAACAACACATAATCTTTCATTATGCTTGTATCGTTTCTTGTTTATTGGGTTCATATAAATCATAATCGTTTTATAGTCAGTACCTAAAAACCTTATTGCCTTAGCTATTGATCTAAACCATATCTCCTCTTTTGTATCTAAATAAATCAATTTTACTTCAATGTTGTTGTCTATTCCTGTCATTAATCAATCGTTTTAATTCAAAGTATAAATGTGCCGTTAAATAAATAATACAAGCAAGTGGAACACTAATCAGCGTAAACTTTAGCAATTCATAAATAAATGTTAATTTTTTCATAGTTGGTTTTGTAAATATAGGTACAAAGAATA